GAGGACAATGCTGCTACCCGTGTATGGGTTTACCGCCGCGACGCTGAATGGGTCTTCTTCTTGGGTCATGGTCTCTAGGGGATCGTGGCCAGGGGCAGGAGGTGCAAACTCGCTGCCCCACCATTATGCCCTAACAACGGTGCAAAGGAATACGGATGAGCTGGAAGAATCTCCCAACCCACCCAATCTGTTCACCGCAACGCTGGCAGCAGTAAGAAGCGTGAGGCATAGAATAGGTCTACTAACTCAGGCGATAGGTCACAAACGTGTTGGCAGCCGTGCGTCGTGAAGCAAAGCGACCAGAGGTGCCAGTAGCAACAGATCCAGAGCCGACGATGGTGTGAGCAGTGCCAGCAAGTACGCGTACCAAGCTTGGGCCTGTGTTGATAACGCTCCATTCAAAAGTGAAGTTGTCGTAGGTGCCACTAAAGCCGGCTTGGGTGTCGGTGCCAGTGGGCAGCGTCATGTCGGTTGCTGCTGCTGACGTGCTGGTGATAATGCCGGCTTTAAGGTTGGCAACAGTTAATGTTGCAGTGGCGTTGACGGCAGCCGGTGCGCCTTGGTTCCGTGCAATCACCCGGTCGTTGGTGATGCGGAGAGCTTCAGTGGGTGAGGAGGCGCCATCGGCGGTTACTGATATGACCAGCCTGCCCGGCATGTCGTTAGTGCCAGGGGTGCCGTCTACGGCAGCAAAAATACGGGCACCAGAAACATTTGCGGATCCGTCAGTTCCCTGGAAAACAATGCCACCCAGTTCATCGTCGGACTGAACTACAGTGAACCCACCAGCAGTGGTCGAGCGACTCTTTATGAAAACGTGGTTAGAGCTGAATGCGTTGTTTGTGTAGGTGCCGGTATTTGAACTTCCAAATACCTGGAGATTGCCAGTACCAAACGCACTAGACGTGCCAACTAAGAGCCTGCCGGAGCTGTCGATACGGGCGCGTTCGGCACCGTTAGGGAAAAATACTAAGTTGGCATCAGTAGCATTGCCGCTATTCTTTATATAAGAAAGTCCGCCTAGTCCATTTCGTAAAACCATTTCATAATTATCTGAAGCATCTCGATAAAAACCAGATTCGTTTGCAAGACCAACACTGTCAAGACGTAGTTGCCAGCCAGCCGTTGTTGCAGGTGTTTCAACATGAAGGAAACCAAGCGGACTCGTGGTGCCGATGCCGACGTTGCCTGTACTGCTAACCCAAACTCGCTCTAGTGCGCTGCCACCATCTGGATTGGTAGCAATAACAAAGCTGTTTCCATTTGCACCGGCACCTGTAGTAACGGCTCCGATATAGGCGTGACGGTTATCGCTTAAATCGTTGGCAGAGTCAGTAAATGCAATCCGCGACTGCGCACTTGCACCTGCATTCCTGTTCTGCAGGTACAGATGTGTTACGGCACTATTAGCATCACTTCGCAAGTGACATAAAGCTGCAGGGCTACTAGTCCCCAGACATAAGCGGCCACTGGAGTCCAGGCGCATACGCTCCGTTGTACCTCCGGTATTAAAGATAAGATTGTTGCCGCTTGAGCCCAAACGGACGGATAATCCAGTTTGATCTGTTGTCCCTACATCTGCAAAACCTATATAAGCATTTGAAGCAATGCTGGTAGCCAGAAAACAGTTGTCACTAGCGCCTCCAAAAGCATGAAGAATGCGCTGCGGGGTGCTTGTATTTACGCCAACATTCCCACTGGCATCAATAGAAAAACGCCTTGAGCCATTAGTCGAGATGGCTACTTGGTCTGCACCGGGGGAGTAGATGCCTGTGTTGGGGTCGCCCGTCCAGCTAAACGTCGGTGCTGCAGCACTACCAAGCGAGACTGCCTCGATCTGGCCGGCCGCATCAATCCGCAGGCGCTCAGTGCTGTTCGTTGCAATGCTGACATTATTGGCTGCGCTGAGATACACCCCATTTGTAGGCACCGTGCTGCCGGTTGGGATAAAGCTGGCGGCGGTGCTGTTGCCAGCGATCGTGACCGCTGCATCGAATGTGGCTGCCCCTGTTACGTCCAGCGTGCCAGGCACGTCTACATTGCTGGTCCACTCGACGCCGGTACCGGCAGTGTCGGTCTGCAGCAGTTGCCGCGCTGCGCCATCCGCCAGTTTGCTGACGGCGATTTCAGCCGTGGCGCTGATGTCAGCGTTGGTGATTAACGCGCCAAACGGTTGGTAGGCAAGGCTGTTCCAAGCTGTGCTGCCATCGCCGATCTTGATCTTGCCGGTATTGGATTCTCGCCCTAGTTCTCCCGCCAAAAGGATTGGGTTGACGGCACTCCATCCGCTGGATGTGTCTTGCCGCAGCTTGAGTTGAACCTTGACGGTAGTCGGGGTTGTCACAACTTGGCGCCTCCGCCTTCAAGTATCAGTGCAGGAGCAGGGTCCGCGTCCTCGCAGTCTAATATGAACGGTGCTGTGCCAATAAACGGAAGCGCTGAGAATGCAAATGCACTGGGCAACATTGCATCATCGCAATCCAAAATAAAATAGACAACTGAGCCATCTAGCACCTTAAGGTTGACTGTGATGTTGTAGTACAGCCCAAGATGCTCTTCCTGCGGCGGACTCAGATATCTGTATTCAGCCGTTTCTGGTACAACAGCGAGGCCGCCCCATAGGTCGGACGGCACGCCAAAGCGACGCAGCACACCATCGGATGCAACGTAGTGATTGCGGATCGCCTCGATTTGCGCTTGCGACAGCCCACGGTATGTCAGCTGTAACGTGTGGCCATTGATGCGGTTGGAATGGCGGAACCGTATTGGACCCGCAAACGTAGATACCTCGCTGATGTTTGACACACCAGCATCAAAGCTGATCTCGTTTGGCGCAATGCGGGGAAAATCTGCCATGGCTATATCGTATAGGGCGGCAGCAGTTGAAGTTCTACGGTAACGTCAACCACTCCTGGCGAATAAACAGTCTGAGGGCTGCTGGCATAGATCCATTGGTAATTTGCAGGGAATGTAAGGTTTGAATTTGTTAGCAGCAAAGCCGGAATATCAAACGGCTGAAATCTTCCGTGGATGTTGTAGTGACCAATAATCAATGCGTGTTGCGCTGATGTCAAGCCGCGAAAGCCTAAGCGCAGCACATGCCCCACTGATGCATTAGTGTGACGCACCGCAAACTCGTCGCCAGTCAGCACGCCAATCGGTGTGACAGGATTTGCGCCTGGAATGTAGGTACGGGTTTGCGGTGATAGCGAGGGGAAAACTGTCATATTTACTGTTGCAGCGGTAATTCAATGGTATCGCTGCCAACAACAGAGAAGAATTTAATGCTAGTGAGCGTCAAGGTGTCAGGCGCCGGTCCATCAAACAGCGGCTCGCCGAATGCGATTGCGTTTCTAAACATGGAGTATCCGACTGTAAAATTATTTGCGCTGTCATATCCAATAATGGTATAGGTCCAGCCTGTTGTTCCAGGCCAAGGTCTATTAGCGTAAAAGCGCCTTTCAAGCGTAACTTTAACCGTTGCAGCATTAGTGTTGAAAGCATCTGTTGGCGGGAAGAATTGCTCTTGCGTGGCAATAACATATACAGGGTTGCCACCAGGAGGCCTCAGTACATAGCCAGCCTCTGTAATGCTTCCATCGGGAGGATATGCTATTGGTGTAGTAGGCTCAGATACAATTTCCGCTCCGTAGCCATCTGGCGAAGATGGATCTGGGCATCTTCCAACACCTACAACTGTTTTTCCTACAGCATTGGCATTGAAAGAAACCATATAAGTAGCAGCGACGCCGGCGCCAACAACTTGATATGAGCCTGTTGCATTGTCCACTAGGCGCCATTCAATATATGCGCCAGGGCACTGCGGGTCGTAACTGAGCACGTCACCTGCTTGCGGGTTATCTGTGTAGCCAGTGACTTGCCCGTAGCTTTCAGGATAGACGGGATTTTGATCCGTTCCCGATGGACTCGTCTCTGTACCCGGAGGGATGTTGTAACCAAAATCTCCGCCGCCATCTGGCCCTGATCCTGGATCATCCGGGTCGCCTGGGTCGGGCAGGTCAGGCAGGTTTCCGCCTTCATCGGGCACTGGATCAGTGTCGTTATTGATGTTGCAGCTAAAGTCATTGCGGCCGGTGGGCAGCGTATATCCGGCGCCTGTTGCGGCAGCAACGGCTAGTGCAACAAGGCTGCGGTTTTGACTGTCCACTGGACAGTGCATGAGGTCCAACTCAACAATGCCGCTAATGGATTTGTTGATGCGCTCAACCTCATAGTAAAAATCATGAGCCGCAATAGAGCCTGTTACTGTTTCACGTTGCAGCCGTACGCGCACAATATCGCCGAGCACCAATGTGCTGTTATATGTATCAGGCCTGGCTTTTAGTCGCAGCGTATGTGTGATGTATTTGCGGCGCGCCACGTAATAGGTGCCGACTTTGATTGCATGGTTTTCGGTAGTGCAGAACTGGCTTAAATCGTACTGTTCATACGGACCAGCTACGGCTTCTCCTGCAAAACGCACTTCAGCAGTGCGAACAATGCCCACATCGCTATCAGGCTGTTGACGCCACAAGATCAACGCGCAGATGGGCTTGCGCTCGCTGAGCGGAATGTATTCAATCTGGAATCCATCAGGCAACACATGATCTTCGGTAAACGTAAAGCTCGGCGCAATTGCTGTTGTTTTGATCGTGTAGTCGTTATTGATCGGCAGCAATGGCCGCATTCCTTTTTTGCCGAGATTGTCGCTGACGCGCAGCAGAAACTTGCTGCTGATTTCCTGCAGCCAATCCTCTAAGTTGGTAGATTCCTTGAACTCACCGTTGTAAAAAAAGCTGTTTACATTGGTAAAGTTGGCAGCAGTTGTGAATGCCGCTGTGTCCAGCATGGAATTTGGCAGTCTACTGCTTTGCTTGATCAGATAAAGAGCTAAATCGACGATATTATTGCTTGGCCCTAGCGTGCTATCAAGGATGCGCGTTACTTTAATCCCTTGACGCACAAAAGCATGAACCTGCTTATCCCAAGTACCATCGCGGTCTTGGTGCGTGTTGGTATAGCTAAGCGTGGTCAGATTGGCGTAGTTGCCGCTGGTTCCGCAATACTGCGGACAAGCCCATGGATCCTTGCCAGCCACCGCAACGATAAAGTTTCCCGGTGTCCAAGTGCCAGCGCGGCGATTGTAGGTTTGCGCCCATGTACCGACGCGGCAGTTGCGTTGATATAAATCGCGTTCTTGCAGCTGCGGCAGCTCGCCTTCACTGAGCACAAGTTGCAGATTGACGGTTAGGGCATTGGTTGTCGGATCGTTCGCGTAGCGCCCTTCGGTCGCGCCGGGGCTTACAAACACACCGCCATTGCCGCTAACTCGACGGCAAAAAACGATCGGCACTGGCTCACCCAGCACAATGGATCGTTGCGCTGTGGTCAGCAGGTTTTGACCTTGTGCTGCGCCATCCTCAAGCGGCGGCGCCAGTAGTCCAATTTGATATGGCAGCAGCTGCAGCGGATCGCTGATTTGGATGCTCATAGCCGCAGCGGCGCTCCAATCAATATAGAGGTAAAGTTTCGAGGAGGAGCCTGAGCGCCGACTGGTGCCAAGCTGGACCCAAGTTCAATAGTCAGCTCTGTAAAGCTGCCGCCGATGCCAATGATTTCACCAACAAACGAGGCAATTAGTGCCTGGCTGGATTGCGGCATCGATTGAGTTAACAGAGCGTCAAACTCATAAGCCCGCACTTCACATAGACGGTTTGCGGTCAATGCTTGGCTGAATACATCAACGGCCAGCGTGGTTGCAGGAATAGTGACGGTGATGCCAGCACCGCTGCCGGCACTGCCCGCCACAAGGCCGTTCACTACAAACGGTTGATAAGACCAACTAGCTGACTGCCATGTAACGGTTTGATTGACGTAGTACGACTGCCAGCGATAGTAGGTGCTTGCCTCATCAAAAATGCGCAAGTACTGCGATTGGCCGCGATTGGTAATCATCGAACTCCTGCGTAACGCCTACCGCCTGTAGAGCGGTTGTTGCCCAACAGGGAAGCAGCGACGGATTGAAGCCCTTGCTCAAAGTCCTTGACAGTGACGTAATTGGTGCCGCCTTGTTGCATCACGGGGCCTGTTTGAATGTTGATTGCAGGTGCTGCGCCGCTTCCGTCGTTACCGCTGGGCAACGCTGCCGCGCTACCAGTACCTGGTAGATAGCTTGCTGCAAAGCCACCTTGTCTAGATTGCGGAATGACGTACTCAGATTCGCCGCCTCTGTTGGCGTTAGCATATGGCCCAATGCCTAGCGCCTTTGCTTCTTCTGCCGTATAAGAAGCTGTTGTTGTTGTTGATCCTGAAAGCGTACCGATTGAAGTTTGCATGTCTTCAAGCGTCCTTACCACGCCAATACCTCTGGCGGCTGCAATTGCGGCTACTGCGCCTCGTTCCATCTGGCCAGCAAACTGCGCCGCTGCAGAGGCTGCGCCGCTTGTATTTTTTGCCAAGATGTTTGCCTGGAACGCGGAATCCGCTGCGTTGATTTTGCCTTGCAATGCAGCTTGTGCTGCCCGCTCTTGCTGCTGAGCAACAAGCTTTACAGTAGCACTTTGAACACCAGCCAAATCAACAGCCTCGTTCGCTAGTTGAAGCGCCTTGTAGTGAGAGTCATTCACTTTTCCTTGTGCTGCGGCTAGCTGAACAATTATCTGCACTTCTTTTGCCTTTTGATCAGCGGCCATTAATGCTAGATTAGCCTTCTCAGTTTCAGCAGCTATTTGCGCTTTTGTTGCTTCGTATTCAAGCTGCGCTTGCTTTACCGTGAGATCATAAATATCTCGTGCCGCCTTGATTCGCTGTTCTTGCGTCTTGGCATTATCTAGCTGAGTTTTTGCCTGATCTAGCAATACATCGTTAATCTGCATTTCCGCCTTGAGGTAAGCCTGCCTGAACGACGAATGCTGATCCGCGATTGCTTGATTCATTTTTGCATTAGCTTCTATTTGTTTACCGGACTCCTGGATGGCGTCGGTGATTGCTTGCTGCTCTTCTTTTAATTTCTTGGCCGCTTCTTTGCTGTCTTCAATTGGTTTGGGGAGACTGGAGTATTGCTTCACGGATTCGGCCGCCGCTTTAGTTGCTTGCTGCTGCTCTTTTTTGAACTGGCTAACCTTGTCCGTTGTGAGCCCTAAATGCCCGGCCAATCGGCCAACCTGTTCCGCAATAAATTGGAAAACAGGGTTTTGAGACAAGGCCTTGAAGCCATCAATAACTCCAGCCAAGATCTTTGAAAAGTTGCTAATAATGCCGATGGCGGCATTCATTTGGTTGATAAGGATGCTTTGCACCGCAACCCGTATGGCATCAAAGTTTATATCTTTAAATGTTGCTTGCAATGACCGTATAACGGGCTGCACTGCTTCGTATAATTTGGGGAAAACTACGCTTCCAAGGTATCCCCACCAGTCTGCCAGTTTCTGGCCAATCACGGCCAGCCCTTGAGCACCAGCAACAACGACAGGTGCAAATACCTGGCCGATGCTGTTGAGCAGTTGATCTGTAACTTGCCGAAGATTATTAAACGTTTGCTGCTGGGCTGTTAACTTGCCGTTCAAATCATCGGAAGCGTTAGCAGCGCCAGATAGCGCTTCATATAGCACTTGACTTGTGATCTTGCCGTCTTGCGACATGCCTTGCAGCTCGCCGCGGCTCTTGCCGGTGGTCTGGGCGATTGCATCAAGCAACTGTGGCATTCGTTCGGCAACAATTACAAACTCATCGCCGTTCAGCTTGCCCTTGCCTAATGCCTGGCTGAGCTGGAAGAACGCGCCAGCGGCTTCTTCGCCGGCAAGGCCTGATTGCCTGGCAATAGCATTGAAGCCTTGATAAATCTGGCCGGTTTCTTGCAAGCCAAATCCAACGCCTTTCAGCCTGGAATACACATCAGCCAGCGCCTTGGTGGATTCTGTTTGCGTTAGCCCAAACTTCTGAGCGGAATCAGATGCTAACGCCATTGCAGCATTAAACTCACCTGCGCCATCAGTGATGTTTCGAAGTCTCTGTTCAGCGGCTCCGCGTTCAAATGCCGTTTCTAATCCCTTTTGCACGGCGGCTACGGCGGTCGAGACTGCCAGCAATGGGCCTAATGCAGCTTGAAGTGCGGTGCCCAGCCCCTTGGCGCCAGTTGCGGCGCCTTGCAGGCCTTGATCTAAATTCTTGCTAGCGTTGTCTACCGCATTGATCTGCGTTAGCGCCTGTTTGGCGTTAACGTTGATCGCTACATTTGCGACAACAGCCACGGCCTAGCCTATCAATAACTCAAGTCTACCGCCGCTTTGCTTTGTTTCGTGCGTCCTCCATTTCCTTTGCTTCTACTTCGTACAACACGGTCCATAGCTGCAGTTCTTCCCGCGTCAAACGCACCGTCAGTTCTGACAATGTATACCCAAGTTCTCGCGCTAAACGCATCATGATGCGCAGCGGATAATCTTGTTTGACGCAGGCCGCTAGTTTTTTGCTTCTTCTTCGTCAACGTTCCTATCGTTAGTCAGTACGGCCAGCATGATAGATTGCAAATCTTCATCGCGCACTTCGTTTTTAAGTTCAGCAATTTCACCTGCGCGAAACAGGCGATTTCCGTTTTCATCTTGCGCCTTTTGAATCAGCAACTGCAACGCAAATGCTTGCGCATCATCTTTGTCCGAATTTTTTTGGGCCTTCTCCCTTTCCGCCATTGTCAACGGCGTTGAGTAAAACTCAAACTCAGAGCCATCGCTGAGAGTGACAGCTTTCTTGGTTGGCACCAAGTTGGCTGCTTTTTTCAGGCGATCAAGCGCGCGAAGACTGGCGGATTGTGTAGCCATAAAAGCCTGTTGAACCAAGGGCACTTTAAGCATAAAAAAGCCCCTGGCGCAACCCAAGGGCTAACGGTTTCCCGCTTTGATGTATCAGCTCTTGCTGAAGTCAAAGGTAGGAGTACCGGCAGGACGGAAGGAGATCTCTACCGTCTGCGCATCGTCAGGGTTGACGGTCAGGCTGGCAGAAGTCAGCACCGCATCAAACTCAACACTGCGGCTTAGTGCAGCGCTTGGGGAGCCAGCGGAAAGAACGCGGTCGATGTAGAGCTTGAACGATGCACCAGCTTGCTGCCGCTGAAGCACGTCTTGGATCATGCGGTTAGACAGGTTGCTGTCATCGTCTGTGGTGTAGACGGTGCAGCTGCCTTCGCCATCGGCAAAGCCGGTGATGTAACGGCGGAAGGGTGCATACTGCCCAAGCGCCTGGCCGATGGTGGTTACGTCGATCTCTTCACGGGTGATCTCAAACGACCACTCGCGTACGTCGCCCACTGCCGCATAGGCCGCGTAATCCACCTGGAAGGCGTTAGGCGTTACAGCCGTGCCATCGTCGGTAATCGCAACGCTGGAACCGCCAGCAGTAGCGGATACCTTCAGCACGCCAGTCGAGGCAGTGTAGGCGATCACGTAATAGGTGGTTGCTGCGCTGATGCCGCCAGGCAGGGTGCCGGTGCCGGTGGCTCCGGTTTCAGTGTTGACAACGCTGAACACCACGGGATCGCCGACCTTGAAGTTCAGGAAGGTAGCCACTGTGATTTCATCATCAGTGGCATCCACGGCGGCTTCGCCGAACGTGGCCTTGGTGCCAGCGGGTTTGTAGTAAAGGGCGCCGGACGTACCGGACAGAACAGTAGCCATGTTGTGAACGGTATGTGGCTGCCTCTAGTCTAAGTAGGCTTCAAAAGTAACCGTAACCTGAGTTTGATAGTAAGGCTCAGGTGATGCAGGCGTTACCTGCGCTGGCCCTGAAGCCGCATCGAAGATGATGCCGGATAGGTTCAAACGATCAAACTTATCCTTAATGCGCTCTGCGATCGTGAAGTTGGCGGCAGTGCCTTGCCCTTGCGGTGTGAAGACATTGATCACCAGCGTGCCCGTCTGGCGGTTGTATCCAGTGCCAGTCGGCAGCAATGTGGCGTAGTTGTTATCGCCAAAGCGGATAAACACCTGCACCCATGGTGTGTTGTTGGGTGGCGTAAACGTTACGTTCTGATAGCTGACAGGGTAGGCAGGCGATAACGCCATCTCCGTGCCAATGCGCCCTTCAATGGCGGCACGGACGTCGTTGTAGGTGCTGCTCATGATTCCCTCCCGATGCGGTCAGCGTTGACGCGCACAAAGCCTTGGATGTCTTTGGCGATGCCTTGCACCCAACCCGCCGGCGCCTGCTTGCTGCTGCCATTGGCAAGAGACTCTGCATACGGCAGGTTGTTGTGCACGCTGTAGACGTTGCCTAGCTTCTCCTGTTGGTAGTTCATCCTGCGCAATGGCACGATCAATCCGCTTGGCGGGGATGTTTTCGAGCGATCCGCATTGGAAGGATCTTGCTGTGGCCCGCCATCGTAAGAGCCTGCCGCATTCTCCCCTACCTGCCAGCTAACGCGAAACCTGCCTGTATCGACAGGGCTTGCCTGTTTGAGTCGGCTATCTGTTTCCAACACTGCAACCCGCAGCAATTTCTCCATCTGCTGGCTGGCGTAATCACCAATATCACCAACCTGGATCGTGCGCGCCATTATGCCCTCAGGATCAGCTCGTATGTGATGGCAGTGTTGTCCTGCTCAATCGTACGCACCTCGATCACTTGATGCGTCACGCTGCTAATCAGCACTTCATCGGCCGTAGTAGGCGCGTTTGCAATATCAGCAGCAGCAATCAACAGGCGCTTGTCGCCGGCTTGGATTAGGTCATTAACCTCGCGCAGGTTGACATCTTCCAGCACACCGCGCACTACGGCGTCGGTCGTGGTTTCAGTGACGGTGCCAGTGGTGGCGTTATACGAGCCAGTTGTTACACGGCGGATGGTGGCAACACCGCCAAACTTTGCCATCAGCTTGCTGGCAACCTTGCGTAGCGGTCCTGCAAGTGCCATCAGAGCTTGTAGGCGACGCAGTGGCCATTCTGCAGCTTAATACTCGTGAAGACTCCGTACAGCGTGGTTGCAGCGCTGAACGACTGGCCGGATATCGTGTTTCCGTCGTAGTTCTGCGCGATGATGGTATCGACTTGGGTGTTGCTTGTGAAATGAATGGCACCCCAGCGGCCCACGCGGGTGGTGGTATCACTGACAAAGGTTGCCCCTATCGAGTAATCAATACCGAAAAAGTTAGGGTCACTCATGGCTAGATCTTGTACGCAATAACTTTGCCGCTAGCCAGGGTCACGCTGGTAAACACACCTTCAATCTCGTCGCCTGCGCCAAGCGGTACGGAGGTAAATGCATTGCCAGTTGCATTTTGCACGGTAGCTGTGCTGATTACGGCATCAGCAACTGCATACAGCTTGTAAAACCTACCGGCATGGGCAGCGGTATCGCTAATGTACTCAAAACCTATGCTGTACTCGTCCATGGTTAGCTCCTGCGGATAGAGAAGTTGCCTGGTCCGCTAATTCTAAGCCCTGTGAGGTATCGCTCCATCAGCGGCGGCACCTTGTCAACACCAACAGCGCCATAGCCAAGATTCGGCGTAACGCTAATGCTGCCGATGCTAACGGACTTGTAGTCTTCCAGCCCGCTTAGCCCAATGCCGTCTGGGTTGTTGTTGAGATAAGTGGCCAGCACAACCTGTGCATACTGCACCTGCTGCGGAATCTCAGTGTCGGTGTAGTAGTCCGTCGTGATGCGAAACGGAAAGCCGACAGCGTACGTATTGATGTAGGTATCAGGCTTGCGCACGCCAGTACGCGGCCACTGCAGCGCCTGCGTGTCAGTAGCGCGGGCGCCTAGAAACCGCTCACGATCCAAGCGTTGGGTAGCGGTAAACAGCGCTCGATTCTTTTGGTCAGTAGTAGCTGATGCCCATGCCGTCACATCAGCATCCTGCACAAAGCCATCAATGATCTCCTGCGCTGCCGCCAGCGTCAGGTAGGAGTTTGCGCTTGCCGACCCTACGGTTGCGTTGATTGCTATTGCCATCGTTGGGTGGCTCCGTCATCTCAAGTTTAAGTGTGGGCTCTGCAATAGAAAGAGAGGCTGCCTCCGCAGAAGCAGCCTCCAGTTCACGCAGTCGCCGGAAGGCGAACATGCCGATGAGGTTACCCCCTTGCTGTCTGTGTTCTAGAGTAGCGCGGCTGGAGAAAACATAAGCAATAAAAAAAGGGAGGCTAGGCCTCCCCTTTTCTTTTGTTTGCGTTGAATCAGACGCGCTTCAGCAGCACGGTCAGGATCACACCAGCCAGAGTGGTGGTGGTGCCGGTGACATCAAGAGCCAGACGGTTGCCGGCTTCAAGAACGAGGTCTCCGTTGGTGGTGGTCAGAGCAGGGGTTTGCTCAGTGAGAGCAGTGCCCTTGAAGTTGATGGTGGCGCTCAGAAGGTCGTCACCAGCGGTGGCGGCTTCAGTGCCTTGGCAACGACGAACGGTGCCGGTTACGGCGCCAGCATCGTTGCCGGCAGTGGCGTGCACTTCACGCACTGCAACCACCTGACACTTCACTGGAGCAGTCCAGAATTGCACGTCGGCAATCGAGGATGCACCGTAAAAAGTGGCTTCGAGGTACTGCTCGGTGGACAGTTCAAACTGGGAGGGTTGTGCCATGGTTAGTTACCTCAATCGAAGTTAGAGGTGTTGGTGGCGCGCACGATGCCGAGGTTCTTCAGCTCGTACACCTTCGACCAGTTAGCAACCGTCTCCAGCTGAGCACGAGTGGGGTTAGCGGTAGTCACCGCCCACTTAGCGCCAACGGGGTGGTAGCAGTAGTGCAGGTCGATCGACATGGCATCGCTCTTGGCGAGGATGTCACGATCGGTTTCGGTCTGCATCGCCATCTGTTCACCGCTGGCAACAGCGCCTTGGGTGAAGAAATAGGTGGCGTACTCAGTCGAAGAACCGCTGCCATCGGTCTGCACATCGTCAGACACGATCACGCGCAGGCCCATGTAGGTCGGCACGCTCACGGGACCGTAGGCACCAGCGATGCTGCCGCCAACGAAGTCAGTAACGCT